TGCACAAGCCGTGAAAATAATCGAGGGGCTTAAGGGCTCGGGTTTTAGGGCGGTGACTGCGTAAAATGGGCGCCGTTCCTGATGCCTATTACCAGTTTGTGATGCATTATGCGCCTTGGTTCTATGTTGTAACTACAGCGATGGCTGCTGATCCTCCAGCTGGCCAGAAGAATGTCACTGTTGCGGATGGCACTAAGTTTTCTGCTGGCATGCCTGTGGAAATCAAGGATTCCGCTCATTCGGAATGGAATGAAGTGGATTCAATAGCTGGCAATGTTGTGACTATGAAGAATAACTTGGCTTACACGTACTATGTGGCCAAGGGCGGAACAGTCGACCATGGGGATAAGGATTTTGGGAAAGGTGCTTTTCCAGCTGCTTTTGCGATTGAATTTTTATATGAGGCTTATTCTGCTACTCAATTCTCTTCTAAGCAAACCGAAATTCGCACAAAAATAATTGAGTTAGCCGATTGGCTCCTAACTCAACAATGCATAGATCCAGCGAAGAAGGCTTATGGTGGCTTCAAATCTGGCGAATCAAGTACTCAGTATTATGCGATTGATGCGGGTCGAGTTATTCCAGCTCTTCTCAAGGCTTATGCTTTAACCACAACTGTCGGATATCTGAATGCGGTCAAGCTTGCGGGCTACACTTTCCTTTATATGATGCAGCATGAACCTGCCAATCTGGGAATTCATGACCGTTACTATGGAGGCTTTGCAAACTACGTCTCTATTTCCGATACTTGGGACACTGTCATGAGCATTGAGAATCTCTATTGCTTGATCGGTTTGAAGATGTTGGCTGAGACATATGACACGGCAAATGCTTCGCGGTATAACGGTATGATGTCTGACGCCGCTGACTTTTTGCGTGAGGGATTTGAGCAACTATATTTGTATTATCAGCCTCCTCCTTCAGGCTCTGGCATATGGTATAGAGTGGGTCTTAGTGACACTGAAATTTATGATGATCCTGTGAGCTTTGCCTTACTCGGACTCTACATATACGAAAGTTGGAGCTTCACTTGTCAACGAGTTTACAATTTCATTCAGTCAATCAGGGCTAGCGGGCAGTACCCGGCTTATTGGCCTGAGATTTGTTGGCCAGGCTATCTCGATGTAGTGACGAGATTCTCTGCATGCGCCTACTATGATGCGATCACCACGGGAATCCTATGGAAGGTTAGAAGGGAAAGAGATCCTCCAAGTTTCAAGTTAGCCTATCAAATCGTGGAGAAATACCCAGAGGAATTCATGTATTGGGGCCCTATTTTCACAGATTATAGTCCAATCGCGCCTCAGAAGGCTATGGCAAACGTGACTTGGCTTGCTCGAATGTTTCTCAATTATCAGGAGCCATCAACACGGTTCACGCAGATCCTGAATAGTAATGGGGAGGCGGTTCTACTTTATCCGATTCGCCAAGCTGTTGAAATTGTGAGTTATGGCGAGCCTTTGGACCTTTTAGCGATCGTTTCGCCCGTAAGAATTGAGGAAATTCTTATTGAAGGTGGGTACCTACTTAACGACTACCTAGCCTTCTACACTTTCATCCCAGTGCGTCACCACGATAAGATTCGGCGAAAGGGCGAGGACTATGAAATTCAAACCCTGCAGCCATTTACTTACGAGAATCAGACGATTTATTTCAAGTCGATTGCTAGGAGGTTGTTGGCGACTTGAGTGAGCTCGAGGATGCTGTTGACACTTTGATTCGGCTCATCAGTAGTAGGATCCGGGTTGTCAAGGATAACGGTTCTCTTGCGAGTCTGCTCGTAACTGAAGGGAATTATGATAGGGAGCTGCTTAAGGAGTATGATGGCCAAATCTGTCTCAGTATGATGGAGGGTTTTGATCAGCGGGTCAGCGGTGATGGTCGTCTCCGTAAAGAAGTCGCGTTGATCAAGTGCAGTTCTTTCGCGGCAGATAAGACCGCTCCAGGTTCTGATGCGGGAAAAGTTATGCGGAACAAGATAGCAGCCCAAGTCAAGGCTATTATCCGCGAGAACCGTAACCTGCCCTACCAGACCGTGTACAACTTCAGCGGGCTCGGATATCCATCTGGAGATCCTCACAAGGCGTTTGATGCCGATGCAGCCACTGAGATCGCGCCTTCGAACACTTCTTGGGCCGAGCTCACAAACCTGGAGTATCAGAAGTTATGGTCCAGCGACGACATCCGCCACAGCAAAAGCGCGAGCGTTTACCAGTACGGCTTGATGTTATTCAGATTTAAGCTAGGGCCCCGAGAGGCATGCGTCAAGAAAATCGTGCTGGCCTTCGAGGGTTATGGAACGGCTCCTGCTGGCAATGGCGTTACGATCAAGATTTGGAATCATGTCGCTTCCGCCTGGCAAGAGGCTCAGTCTGGATCTGGCAGCGGAGACGAGACCCTCACTATCACGATTTCTGCCAACTGGCCTAATTTCATTGATTCAAGCGGCTATATTTGGCTCTTGGCTAAAACAACGAACCCGAGTGATGATGTTACGCATGCGGTCCTGTACTGCGATTTTGTTCAGTGTACGATTCAGGTTGCGGGCATAACTCATTGCGACATTCAGAGCTTCAAGAATGTGCTGGTTACGGACTTCAAGCCTTACTTGCACAGCACTGAGTTTGTGCTTAGGGCTTGGTTCATCGTCAATGTTTCAGGAGTATTTTAGTCATGGTGATGGAAAATGGTTGAAACGTATGGAGTGGATGAAGAAAGATTCTATTATGTCGAGGAAAGCGTCTTTGGAACTACGCCTACGAATCCAGCGATGTTAGGCGCCCCTGCTGATGTTATCGACCCAGGGTTTGATCCCAGCAATATCAAACTACGTGGAGTAGGCAGCTACGATTTGCAAATCATTAAGAAGGGTCTTCGTAAACCAAGTTTGAAAATCAACTATACATTGCCTTCTGAAGCTCCGATAAATCTTTTGCAATGGGCTAAAATAGACTTGAATAAGAGTCTAAGCTGTCAAGTGGTTTACTATAAGGGAGTTTTTGCTTCAGCGACAGATATTCTTTCACTATTATTCAAGGGCATGCGCATCAGTAAAGCCTCGGTCCAGTGTAGCATCGAGGACGTCATCAAAGCAGTTATGGAGTTCGAAGGTCAAGACCTCGTGACAGGAACTGCAAAGATTGCGGGAGCATCATACGCGGATTATAGTGGCGCTGTTGCCTTCAATGAGAGCTATGTCAAAAAGGATACAACGACTCTAGATCGCGTGATTGACTGGAAATTTGAAATTAACAACAATCCGAGAAGAGTTCCAGTTATTCGCACTTCAGACGGGAATCTTGCGAAGTACATTCCGTTTGGCAAAAGAGATCTCAGTGGAGAGCTGACTTTTGAGTTTGAGAGTAAGGCTGAGATGGACGAAGCGTTAGCTGACACGGAGTTCGCTTTAGAGTTTGGTCTTGGCGGAGCGTGTAAGGCTGTTTTTAGCTCCTGCAAATGGGATAGTATAACGCATACGAAGTGGCTGGAAGACTTGATCAGTGCCAAAGCCAAGTTTGCAGCCAAGGGTCCTGTCGCGATTAGTTAGCTAAGGTGATTAGTATGGCTAAGGTTGAGGGTTTGGAAAATTTTGGTCGGGAAGCTGAGTTGCGTAAGAAGTGGATGCGCATGTGGGAAAAGCTTGGTCGACATGTCTTGAAGTTTCCGAAGTGGATGCAGGATATCATGCTTGAAGACATTAACACGGCGATTAAGAATCGAGTGGCAATTATGGAGATGATTCAAAATGCGAAGAGAAGAAGTTAACCTGGATAGTCGATTCGGCGACGAATACAAAGGCAAATATCTTTTCCAAGAGATCACTTGGGCGAAACGTAGTCGCATAATCCAAAAGCACACAAAGTATAGCGAGCAAACTGGGCGTGTGATAAATGTAGACTCTTTTGCAATTCAGGCAGAGACCATATGGGCAAGTTTGAGGGAACAGCCGCAATCTAAACCTGTATCACTTGAGAAGCTTCTCAATGAGGATTTAGGAGTCTCGATTGAATTGGGTGAATTGTTTTCAAAGATTGTCAATAAGCTCAATGGCATGACTCATGAGGATCTGCGTTTTTTACTAGAGCAGTTAGACGAGGAAAACCGCATCCGGATCTTCTTGAGTTTCGGCTATGTGAAAAATTCGGCTGGAGGCTCCAAGACCTAGATGACCAAGAAATCCAGCTGCCAAGCATTAAAGAAATCCTGCGCTGGTTGGTTTTTCGTAGGCACAACCTCACCATTAAAATTCCTGGTCCTGCTGCAAAGCGGGTTGATCGACTCATCATCATTCTCAACGAAATAGACCGTATAACGGAGGAAGAAGTGGAGAAGGCAAAGAGGGAGTCAAGGCGTGTCAGTTGAATTGGAGATTCATGTTCAAGGTTTAGATGATTTGCAGCGTAAGCTCGAGTCTCTAGGTCCAGCACTTCAGAATCATGTCCATGAGGGTCTTGTGGAAGGAGGCGTAAGCCTTGAGAATACTGGCAAGTCTTTTGCTCCACGAAGATCGGGCTATTTGGAGTCTACCGTTTTTGCTAGGGTTATAGGTTGGATCTTGAGGTTTGGCGCAACCGCGCTTTATACTCACTTTCAGGAGTTTGGTACGCGGTTTATTATGCCTAGACGTTTCTTGTCTCGGGCGCTTGAATATTGTATGCCAGATCTTCTTCGTCGACTTAATGAGGCTGTTGATAAGGCGATTCAGGAGGTTAAGGGCTAAGTTGAGTTTTCAAGAAGTTGCGATAAACATCGTAGCGAGAGATCAGGCTACCGCTGAATTTGAGAAAGTCTCAGCTAGTAGTCGCAAAATGAGTACAGAGATTAGGAGTGTTGGTCGTGAGTTTGCTTCTTTTGGCGCTTCTGCTTTTGCTATCGCTAAAGTAGGTGAACAATTTGGCATTTTAGATAAAAGAACGGCTGATGCTATTGCGGGAATGGGTAGTTTTCTCGCTCTTACGGGTACGTTGATTAGAAGTGTTAGCTATTTGGCTGATGCTCAAACGATAGCAACAATAAAAACTGCCATTGATACGGCGGTTCAGTGGGCTCATAACGCGAGTCTAGCTGCAAAGGTTGTTTTGTTGACCATGGGGGTAGGCGCAATTGTAGTAGCTGCCGCTGCTATGGCTGCGCTTAGCATGTCAACTATGGCTGCGACTTCGTCGATGCGGGAGTTTAATGCTACTGCGTCTGGAATGCCTGGGTCTAGCCGTGCAATTAGTCGTGCTGGAGAAGATGAAAGTGCTTTGCTGAGGCGAGGAGTCACTGACAGATGAGTGTTGCTTTGCCTGTTATTGCCATTGCTTTTGGTTCTGTTGCTCCTCCTCAAGGCGACGTTATTGATTTGCGGGTTCATTTAGGTTGCACAAACGAAATTTCTAGTTTTGAATGTACACTGCAGAATTGGGATAAAAAGTATAGTTCTGGCGGAACATATCCTATTATCGAAGGCAGTATTGCAACAATAGCTGGCGGTAGAGACCCTGATTGTCCTCTGCTTCTTACTGGAAAAGCTGAGGAAGTTGACCCGGAGTCTCGTGCGGTTGAGCATTACATTGTAGTGCGAGGACGATGTAATGGGTTGCAGTTATTCAGGCGTCATGTGATAAAAGACTGGGAAAATGTGAAAGGCGAGGTTGTCGTCAAATACGTTATAGACAACTACACTTCTCTTAGTCATACTCGTGGCGGCGTGGAGCTTATTGAAGACACTGATACCATGTACACTCGTTTGGAATATGAAGAGACGCAAGTCTTTGATATCGTTAAGTACGTCGGTGAAACAGCTGATAAGGCAGGAGCCATAGGCTTTGATTTTAGAATTGCTCCAGACGGGAAATTCGAGTTTTTCCAAAAAAACAGTAAAACATCATCAGTCAACCTTTCAGAACGATTAGAAGTTGGTAGCCATAAGAGGAGTATTCAACGTATAAAAAATAAAATCACAATCTATGGGGCAGCAGAAGCTAGCAGACCTCCAAACATTGACGATTGGACAGACTCCCTAACAAATTGGAGCGCCGAAGTAGGGACTTTGTCGCTGTATACTCTGAGTAAAAAGTATGGCTCCTACTCAATTCGTTGTGACAGCTCCACGGATACACTGAGGTTTAAGCGAACTTTTGACCGAGTTAAGAATCCTCAAGTATTGTCCTTCTGGATAGAATCATATGACGCTTATGCTCCTGAATTAAGTTGGGTTCGCTTATTAGCGCCTGACGATGACAATTATTTTGAGTTTCTATTTTCAAATATTCCCGACGATTTAACAATTGATTGGGTTCTAGCAGAAATTGCGCTAGGAAAAAGTAATACTTATAATGCCGCAACGAACCCGAACGGAAAATGGACGAAAACGGGTTCTCCAACATGGTTAGACATTCAAGGGATTAAGTTTCAAATAAAAAGAGGCGCATACACCGGCGTTGCAGTTGTAGTCGATGGAATACAATTTGGGAAAGTTCGTTTTGAAGCTACGCGTGAGGATGCTACAAGTCAAGGACTTTATGATGTAATTGAAAGGCAACCTGAAATAGATGAAGAATTACATAGTGATGCAGAATGCGATTATAGGGCTAAAGCGTTGCTTGACTTTCTTAAGGGTCCATCTATAATGCCCACAGTGCGGAGTACCGTTATTGATTATGGAACAACTCCAATTCTTGCGGGTGATAAAGGCCATATCGTATTGCCAAATGAGAATGTTGACGCTGACTATCGCTTAACAGCGGTTGAATATCGTTTTAATGTAACGGAACTAACATTAGAGATTAAATTGCAGCTAGAGAAAGAGCAGCTGCTTTTGGCAGATTTCATTTACGGTTTTAGGAAGAGTATTTTGAAGCTTGACAAGTACAAGGCAAGTAGGTGATTTTTTGAAGCAAGTTAAAATTTCTGAATTGCAGCTGGGCGATCTCGTTTTCATTCGTTGGAATGATGCATCAATTGATACATCTAAGCTTCCCCAAGATCATGAAGTTGAATCCCCTGTGCATTCAGTTGGAATTTTTTTAGGTATTAGAGGCATTAAACATAAACATTTGTTGCTTGGTCGTAGCAAAGCACCTGAACCTCAATTGTGGGAAGCAGATCGTATACCGCTTTCGCTGATTGATTTTGTACTACTTATTCAGCGAGGTTTTCTTGATGAAGTTTTGCCTAAAGCAAGAATGGAGTTGAAGAAGATTAGGCTTTTTCACTCTAAACATGCTTGGGGACGCTCAGTTACGGTGAGAAATACATGATTGGTAGATTAAGGAGTAGAATACGGAGAGCTTTGGCTCGGGAAGAATGGGCGCAAAGTGGCAAGCTTAAGAAATTGCAGAAGGTCCAGAAGTACCCTAGCGAGATTCTTGTTTTAGGAATGATATTCGCTCTCCTAGCCTTAGTCTGCCTTACGGCCTTAGAAGCGACGTACATCATTGTTTTTCGTCAATGGAACGCAGAAATATTCGCCGGCATAATGAGCACTATCACCTTCATCTTAGGCGCAATTTTTGGAGCCAAAACGTAATGCCAAAAGGAAAACCCTGGTCTCCTGAAGAGGAAAAGCAACTTAGAGATCTTATTGAGGGAGGTAACAGGTTAGGAGTTATTGTTTCAAAACTTGGGAAGACGCGAGAGGCAGTCCGCCAGAAAATGTTGAGTCTTGGATTAAAAGAACAACAACAGACAAAAAATCGTAGTTGTTGTTCTTCTATTCCTAAAGAACTTCCTAGTGTTGAGGAATCGCTTAAGATTTTGATTGCAGCATTGAATGCTCTCAAGCAGTCTGGCTTGGAACAGTCTGAAGTCTTAAGGCTGAGAAGCATTATCCAGGGTGTGAAAATCTACAAGGACTTGTTTGCGGATTATGTTGATTATCGCGGTATTGAGACTCAGTTTTTGGAGCTGAGGCAGAAATATGAGGAACTCGCGAAGAAAACTCAAAGCGTTCCGACTTAGCAGATGGAGGCGTGAACGTGCTAGGCTCGATGAGGATATTCGAGTTGTTGAAAGCGCTAGAAGTCGTCAAGTTGATGAATTGAAGACTAATCCTACGGAATTCTTTCGTCAAGTGTTAGGTTTTGAACCTACGGGATATCAAAAACAGCTGATACAGTTTTTTGAGGAGAATCAGTTTGTTGCTGCTCGTTGGTGTCGGCAAAGTGGGAAAAGCTGGATTATCTCTGCCTTGCTTCTGAATTATGCACTCAATCACCCTGACTGTTACATCGCTGTTGTTGGTCCTTCTTGGCGCCAAACTAAACTCAATATTCGAAGAATTAGCTATTTTCTGCGTAAACTGCCGCCAAACATGTATCTTAAGCCGCAGCGGACACGGCTCAGTTTTCCAAATGGCGCTGTCATCGAGGCTTTTCCAAATAATCCTGAGACTATTCGTGGGCCTACGCTTGACGTAGTTTACTGGGATGAAGCCAACTTCACGTCTAATGACGTGGACCTCTACGATTCTATCCTGTTTACTCTCGGGACCACAAATGGTAAACTTATCTGCGCGAGTACACCATGGAACACTGATAGCCTTTTTTGGAAGATGTGTAACCATAAGGATTATTGCGATTTTGCCCGGCATCATGTTACTTGGCAGCAGGCCGTTGAGCCGAATGGACCCTTAAAGAAGGGTATTCTTGATAAGATTCGGAAACAGTTTGGTGAAGATCCTGCTCGCTGGCGAAGGGAAATGGAGGCAGAGTGGGCTGAAGATCAAAATACCTGGTTGCCACAGAGTCTCATCGTGTCATGTATTGGCACGGTCAAAAATTGTGGTGAGGATCTGCAGCCTTGGGACCCGGATAAAGGCTATCAGGGAAATCTTTTCTGCGGTTTAGATTTGGCGCAGGTAAGGGATTATTGTGTTTTCTCGGTTTTTGACCGGGTAAATGATATTCTCTTTTTGCGGCATTTGAAGATTTGGAGCCAACCGACAAAATACGCTAATGTTCTAGGCTACGTGAAAACTCTTCAGGACCGTTGGGGAGGTTTCCAAAAGATTCGGGTTGATTTTACGAAAGAGGGTCCTAGCATCATTTCGGATATGGAGAATGCTGGCATCAAGAATGCGGAAGGCGTCCATTTCAGCGTAAACAGGAAAAGCGAGATGGCGAGCCTTTTGAAGCAGAGAATGCTTAACGAAAAACTGTTTTATCCTCACATGGTGTGGGAAAAACCGTATAGAAGCGATCTCTGTAGCGAACTCAATGTCGAGCGTTATGAGTTGCGTAAGGATGGTACCATAATGTTGAATCATCCTAGCGGCACCTTTGACGATGTTTTCTGGAGTTTGGCGCTTGGGGTCTATGCTACTGTGGAGATGAAGGCGCTGGATCTGGAGGCTTTTAAGCTTGGGTAAGATGTTTAAAATTGTCAAATGTTGCAAGAAGTTTGATCGGCGTTCTGGCACTTATCATATTAACATTAGTTACCGGGTCCGGACCCAAGTGACGCCTAGGACTGTTGTGGTTTCTGAAGCCTTTGGCTTAGGCATTGACAAACAAGAGAAAATGGTCGTCTACGATAATGTTGAGTTGCGGATAGGCCCAACCGATGTGGTTTACATCATGGGTCCTAGTGGATCCGGTAAGAGTGCTTTGCTTAAGACTTTGGAGAAACTGCTGAAACCTAATACATTCAATGTTTCTAATGTGCCGATTGATCCAACGAAGCCTTTGATTGATACTGTTGGCTGGACTGTTGAGGAAGGTTTAGAATTACTGAGTCGTGTTGGGTTGAATGATGCTTTTCTCTTCGTTAGGCGTTATGATCAGCTCAGTGACGGGCAGCGTTACCGATATCGCATAGCCAAACTGATTGAGTCTAAGAAGCAGCAGTATTGGTTTCTGGATGAGTTTTGCGCCACTTTGGATAGGGATACTGCTAAAGTTGTGGCTTTCAACTTGCAGAAATTAGCCAGGCAGGAAGGCAAGACTGTGTTTGTGGCCACGACCCACGAGGATCTCGCGGAGGATCTGCAGCCTTCTATTGTGGTTAGAAAGGGTTTTGGTAATAGAGTAGAAGTCATATACCGCAAATATGATACCAACGCTCAATGTTCTCTCGTTAGGGATATGTACGTCGCAGAAGGCACCAGAAAAGACTATGAAGAATTAGCACCTTTCCACTATCGTTCCTCCAGTCTCGCAGCTACTCAGAAGATATTCACTTTAAAGCGAGGCGCAGAAATAGTCGGAGTCATTGTTTACCGTTATCCTGGAGCCAATTGCTTCGGGCGCCGACAAGCGTTTGAAAGGTCCTTGAGCCTTAGAGAGGTGAATGAAAGTATTTCCCTAATCTCCAGGGTGATTATTCATCCTAAATATCGCACTATTGGATTAGGCGCCAAACTAGTCAAGGATACTCTGCCTCTTTGTGGCAAGCCATATGTGGAGACTGTAGCGGTTATGGCGAAGTACAATCCCTTCTTTGAAAAGGCAGGTATGACAAAGATTGCAGAAAGTAAGGCGGATCCGAAGGTTTTGGTTGCAATTGAAAGGTTGAAGGCTTTGGGTTTCAATCCTCTTTTTCTCAGCAGCGAAAAATACAACATGCAAACACTATGCGACTTAAAGTCGCACCTAGAGGCGGTTCGTGAGATCCTAGCTTCTTTGCATAGTCCTCTGCTTCTTAAGTTTGCTAATTCTCATGATCCGTATGGAAGGGAAACCGTGTATAAGGACATGTTGAAGACGGCTTCTGTTGAAAAACTAGCAAAAATACTCCGTGCTGTCGCTATTTTGGCACAAACAAAGGTCTATTTGTTTTGGAGAAGACAAGAATAGTTTCACTTTTACCACGTATATATACGTAGTAAGATTACTTTCACTTAGCTCTCTCTCCACGCTGTTTGATGTCGTTGGCTCACAGCCTTTTTATGCAGTTCTAGGCGTAGAGCTTGTTTTTGCCGAAAAGAGAAAAGGAGGATTAAGGATGAATTATTTGGATGGTTTGAGGGATGGCTGTCGACTGTGCCTAGCCAAAGTGAAGGTCGCTGTCACTAGGGAAGCAGCAATCAAGGAAGTCCGTGGTTTGTTGCGATTGGTTAGACAGGGCAAAATAGAAAAGATTCAGGAAATGTTGAAGGAGTTGAAAGCATGAATGACTATGTACGTGGTGCATTGGAAGCTTTGACATGGGCTCGAGCTGCATTGGAGGATCAAAGTGACTTGGGTAAAGCGATTGAAGAAATAGAAGGAGCCCTTAAAGACATCAATGCAGGCGTAGCAGTAAATTTTAGAGAACGACTAAAACAACGCTAAGATTCGCTTCTGCCTGTCGCTATCTTTTCGTGCTCTCGAGTTATTAGCATGCGAACGACGTCAGTGTTGTTTTCTAATCCCCACTGTTTTTTTATCGCAAGAAATCTTCTCTTCATTTCCCCTTGAAGAATTATTCCAAGTTTTAATTTCTCTTTACTCTCTTCTGCCACTTCTTGTCACACTAAATGATTTTCTGAAGATTAGCATAAAAACATTGCTGAAGTTAGCCTCTAGAAAAGTTTTATATAATACTATACCACACAGAATGATACTAAGTGATTTAATATGGCAAACGAAGAGAAAATACAGATTCGAATCGACCTTGAAGGCGATGTAGCAGAGAAATTCAATGCTATCAAAGCCGACAGGGGTTTAGAAAACAACACGGACATCATCAGGCTTCTAATCACCGAAGCTTACAAGCGACTTCCTAAGGAGGGTTAGTCCTTTTGCATTTGGATCGTTGTGCTATCTGCCGCCACGTGGAGCAAAACAAGGAAGTAAATGGTGATTGCGAGCCTTGGTATTGCAGTAAGCGAAAGCGTGCTGTAGGACCCTACTACATCTGCTGGCTTTTCGAATCTTGCTATCAACTACCCAAGATGGAGGCTCCAGCCGTTGGGTGAGTCTGAAAGGCGCTTAGGCTCTCCTTTCTCTTTAGGTGAATCGGATAATTGTATTTCTCAGGACCTAGGCGTCCAGGCGTCTCACGTCTGCGGCTTCGACTTTCTGCTAGACTTAGAGCTGGAGGCTTGCAAGTGAATTGGAAGGTGTCTGAAAAAGAGGGTAAATGGGTAGTTCGTACTGTAAAAGGCAATATTGACCATGAAGAATACGACACCAAAGAGAAGGCTCAAGATGTTTGTA